TTACAGCTCTAAAATGTCATTTAAATCGCATTTTAAAAATCTGCAAATCAGCTCAAGATGTGAAAATTTGAAACCGACAGCGATGTTATTGCAAAGCTGTGAGATTGTGGACGGCCTGATGCCTGTCGCCTGCGCAAGTTCAGCCTGAGTAATGCCCCTGGAATTAAGCAAAGCCCTTAATTTTACTCTCATGATTACCTCCGGTATGTTTTTTACAACATAAATAACGAAATCCGTTATTTATTCTCTAAAAAAAATACTAGAAATTTGTGATTATTACCTCTTTGAAATCACCTGATGAAAGACTGTTATTGCGGGTGACCGCCTGAATATTGTAGTCTTTATACAGGTCTCTCACATACTTGTCATCGTTGTACGACAGTACAAATCTGCCCTTGATCTGGTGAAGAACTCTGCAGAGCCGCTCATGGTCATCCTCGGTAAATTTAACAGTGTAATGTCGCTCTGTCTTGTGGTATGGAGGGTCGCAGTAGAATAAAGCTTTCTCACGGTCGTATACCTTGATAAGATCCTCAAAATCTTTGTTTTCGATCACTACTCCATCCAGTCTTGCCTCGATATCTGCGAAATTATCTGTGTTAAGCCGCTTTTTGTTGCAGCCGAACGTTCTCAGACTTGCTCCGAAGCCTGTCTTGACAAGCACATAGAACATAGCAGCCCGCTGAATGTCTGTAAATCCGGTTACAGATATGCGCTCACGGCAGTCAAGGAACATTTCCCGGCTGTTTAAATAGTATTTTATCTCCTTTTTAAGCTCATCAGAATGATATTTTAAGCATCTGAAAAAGTTGACCAAATCACTGTTGGCGTCATTATAGATCTCTAGATCAGCGTGTTTGCCTTTTGCAAAAAGTATAGACCCGCCTCCGCCGAATACATCGATAAATCTGTTGTAGCTTTCAGTAGGCGGGAAAGACTTGATGATCTTACTTTTAAGCTGGCTCTTTCCACCAATCCATGGTATTGGACTTTTCATAAATATGACCTCCTTTTAATATAGTATACAGCTCCGAGCGGATTGCCCGGAGCTGTTACTTTTAAATCTTTTTAAGCCAATCAGCAACAACATAATAATGCTTGCGACCAAGCTTGATTTTTCTCCAGTAGTGACCGTGATGAAATTCATAAAAATCATCAGCGACTTTTACCGGAGTATTATCTTCGAGAACGCCAACGATCGTTCCGGCGGTGAAGTTGCAATCGCTCCTGTAATTAAGCCTAGTGACTGTCACCATTTGGCTGTATGATGTTTCTTTTGTATCCATAAGCTACTCCTTTACTTTATCGTTGCAGACAGCTTTTTAATAAATTTAGTCCCCGCAATACCGTTCTGAGTATAGCCCCACTTTTTCAACAGAGCATTGACCGCCTTTAGGGTACCGTCTCCGAACGTGCCGTTGTTGTCAAGTTTGTACCCTGCCAGCATAAGGAGCTGTTTCAGTGCAAGAACTCCATCGGATTTATCACCTTTCTTAAAGCCCGAACTGTCAAGTACCTTAGACGTGCTTGTGTTAGTAGCCTTAAACCCGTTAAGCCCCTTAGCCTTTATCACAGATGGGTAATCCACATAGCAGTAATCCATGTCTACCGGCACGGAAACACCGCTGACCTTGCCCGTTGAACTGTACTGCCACATACCGTATGTGCCGCCGTAGTTGCACTTGCTGTTGTATTCTGCAATCCACAGTGCATAGCGTCTTGCGACATCATTTGTTATGTAAGTCTGGAGCGGACTGCGGCTGATATACAGACCTGCGAAGTAGCCTGCTTCCTCCAGCGCAGTGCAAAAAGTTTTTACCATGTCGGAGCATACCGTTTTACCGCGTGCAAAAGCTTTCTGCCACTCCAGATCAAAGTAAATTGGGTATTCAAAAGTTTTGCCCTTGATGTAATCGAGACAAAGAACTGCGTCCTGTTTCGCACCGGATACCGTTGTCTGCCATGTATAGTAATATGCACCGACGTCAAGCCCAGCTGCCTTTGCATTTTTGTAATGCGTTTCAAAAAGCGGGTCTTTTACTACACAGTTCTTCGTGTGATCCCAGTTATTGCATCTGATAATAACAAAACTGTAGCCCGCCGCTTTGACCTTTGCGAAATCTACGTTTGTCTGATACATAGAAACATCAATGCCTTTAATTGTCGCTGCCATGATAATTATCCTCCTTGTTATTTTTATAGTTTTTCTGATACTGCGTGCCGAAATAGAACGATATCACCACAGTAAACACCGTGATGAACTGCTCTGCTGAAATCGTGCGGCGCAGTGCCAGCACGCAAAACACCGCTGTCAACAATATCGTCACGATAGACTTGACGTCTATAAGCTTTGCAAATTTCTGTTTCATATCTTGCTCACTCCTTTATCTCAAAAGCAAATCTGCTTAACAGATATTTCTTGCCGTTGAGCAGCACTGTTTGCGTGGGAACTGCATAATCAGGATAGTAGTCGCTGTCATTCTGCCCCGATGTGTGTGAAAGAATGTGATAAAGGTTTGTAAAGCCTTTGTTCAAAGTCGACGATGTCACAGGTGTGAAAGAGGTCAGCCACTTACGCCGACACACAGGTCTGGCAGGCACAGACTTTATCGTCATTCCGTCAGTAAATACAGAACATAACCGTATGTTGTTGTCTGCACAGCTTGTTGCCAAGCCGTAGCTTTTTTCCTGCGTTTCGTAGTCAATGACTTCGCCGATAACGATGTTAATGCCTGGGCGGTCATTCTGATTGCCGTCAATGCCTATGGCTGCCAAGCCGTCCTGTTTGTATATGACCCAACGCCTTTTTGGAGACATGTAGCTATAAGTTCCAACACATGGACAAGTCAAATCTTCCGTTCGCAGGTCAATCCAGCCGTTTGTTCCTGTGTCGCTGAATTGACCACGCAGAAACACCTCATCAGTGACCCACAGATTGAATACAACATCATTCGTGCTGAGTGTTGCACCCTCGCCCTCATAGACTATCTTTTTAAAGTCCCACACCTCGATAAGCTTTGTTATCAGCCCTCTCAGTCCGTCTGTTCCCTCATATATTTTCATCTTCGACCGCCTCCGCTATGCCTGTTATACCTATATTTCCGTACGCTTCTCCCACTGACACACCCACAAGGCTCTGTCCGCTCGCCATATCGGGTATAGTATCAATAATATCCATATTGCCGTTGAAGTCCTCGATGCTGAACCTGTCCGACCTGTCGGGCTTTTTAAGCCCGAGATTTTCCGTGAAACTAGCCAACTATACTTCCCCCTTCCGCATTTTTGCCGACTATGAGATAGTATACCTTGAAAGCGTATGTTCCGCCCTGGTCAGAGTTGTGTTCAAGGTATGCCTCCCAGTCGATGTCCCTGCCGTTGCTTGCGACTTTGTATTGAAAACTCTGCGACTTGAAGTGCTTTTTGCCCCAGTCGCACACCATAAACACCGCAGGGTTAGTGACCCCCGAGGGTATCATGCCTGTGCGTGTATTGTATGACCACTGAGAACCGTTGTCGGCGTTGACCTTCATATTCACCGTGAAAGACCCCCACCGCATATACAGTGGGTAGAGCCTGTTCACAAGACTTACTATCTGCGCCGCTGTCTTTGCACGAAACACCGCTGTACCGCCGTCTAAAAGCTCGTCCGTCTGCTCTCCTGAGTATCTCAGCTCGTATTCGTCCTCGCCGACTATTTCTTCAAGTGCTGCCACCCTCGCCGTGAGCTGCTGGATAAGCTCCTCGGTGGTGGGCGTTGTCTGACCTGTGTCTGCTGTATCGGCAGTTTTCTCCGCCTGCGTATCAGCCGTCATTATTTCGTTATCGTCTGCCATTGTATCCCTCCTAAAGCTGTTCTTCAACGCTCAGACCTACCGCAGAAATGTCTGCTGAAAGTCCGCCGTCAAAATTGAATCCTATGTTAGTTATTGGTATATCGTAGCTTTCGCCGCTTTCGCTGACGTATGTTATCACGTCACCAACGTCAAATCGTGGGTCGCCAAGGCGGTGAAAAAGCTCCGTTGTATACCACGAAAAGCCGCCTATCCTATGCCACAATGACCGCAGCAGCGACATTGTCATATATGGATTTTCAAACTCCAGCACACGCCCTGCCGAGCCTGTGGTGTTGCCCAGCCGCAGAGTTTCGCTGTCGCTGACCTTGCAGACAATGCCTGCAAGGATATTCGGACGTTCTCCCAGTGTTGGCAGGTCGATAGTGTTGTTGTCCAGTATCTTCACGCTCGAGCCGTACCATTTGCGGACGTATCTGCCGTATCGGTCAACAAAACCGAACTCGCCTTGTGCCGAGGCGATGTAGCTGAGCATCTGCCGCATTGTGGTGTCTTTGGGTATAGAGCTTATTTTGAAGTCGAAGTTTGCAGTTTTCAGCCTTATGTGACCCTTGCCGTAAAGCCTTGCACCGCCCTTTACACGGAGCTTTGCGGGGGTGGTGTAGTCGTTGCCGTTTTGAAGCCCCAACTGCTTGCAGATATCGTCTTCAACAGCCTTTGACCACGCAGGTAGCTTGACCTTTGGCACATAGGTCTTGTCCGAAAAATACAGCCTATCCGCAAGAGTGATCTCGGCACTGCCGCCCGATTTCTTGGACTTCACGCAGGTGAACCGCCCCAGGGGTATTCTTTCGCCGCCAAGCACCTCTCCAAGCTTACTTATCTGCTCCACTGTCAGCTTTGAAAGTTCTGCGTAGGTGTAGGCTTCTAGGGTTGAGTAGGTGGTCACGCCTGTGAGGTCTGCAAGGTACAGGGACAGGTCATACTCTTTGCCGAGGAAACGTGTTTCAGCATCGTTTATCTGTAATGCCCAAGACTGTGAGCACACTGCACCAAGCTCTATGTCGTCACTGAGGCTCGTTGACTGCACGTCACTGGTAGCGGACATTATGTTGTCCCCCATTATTACGCTCTCGTCGTTTTCAAGCCACATACGCCATGTGCGGCAGTAGCTTTCGATGCGTGAGGAGACGGTTGTACTTGTTGTATACATATATCCGCCTCCTACTGCATGATAAGGTCAACAGCAACGCCTTTGCAAAACTGCCGCTTTTCGTCCCAGCCGAAAACCTCATAGGTGGGGTCGCCTGCATAAACGTCAAAAGTGCTTTCCTGAAATGTCTCATCAAGGAGCGTGATACTGAAAAACGGACTGTCAACGTTGGAGATATACTCATTGAGTTTTGCCGTCTCCTCGCCTGTGAGATGATACCATTTCAGCGTGACAGTTTTCTTTATGGCTCTTATATCGCCCACCATTTTGCAGTTAGCCGTCCGCCCTGCATTGTTCGACCATATCTTGTTGTTTGTAAAGCTCACTTCCGCAGGTGTGGCGACCCTTTCGCTGCCGAATATAAGTCCTCTGCTTTTCATTTTCTGCACCTCCTATGCCCTTATTGGCGACCTGCCGTTGCGTTTGATATAGTCGTTGATATCATCAATAACTATCTGTGTGATAGTCCTGCCATTGAGCGTAAGCGGTATGGTAACGCTTATCTTCTGATTTCCGCCTGCTCCGCCGTAAGACACAAGAGCCTGCAAAACAGCCTGCGTGATAGTATCAAGCGGTGCCTCGATATTCGTGCCACGCTTCTGATCGCCGAGAACCGCAAGAAACTCGGAGTTCGGCGGTATCACTGCACCTTGGGCAAGTTTGGGTATTTCGGGGATATCAATTTGGCTTAGGTCAAAGCCAAATGTCTGACCGCCAAGATCACCGGGAAACCAATCAGGAGTCGTGAAGCTCAGCTCGTTTATGCCGTCGATTATCCAATTCAAAGCGTCCTCAACTGCACCTGTCAGACCATTTATAAGCCCGATTATCAAATTAATAGGTGTTTTTGCTATGTCAACAAGTGCGTCCCATACGCCTTTGAAGATCTTCTTTACACCCTGCCAAGCTTTTTTCCAATCACCGGTGAACACTCCCGCTATGAACAACACAACGCCTTTAAGTGCTGAAATGATGTTCTTCACGGCGTCAATTATATTGCTTATGACATTGCCCACTGTCTTTATTATCTTGCCAAGCACACTGCTGACTATCGGTCCGAGTATGCTCACAAGCCAGTTCACAACAGGTGCTATGGCTTTGTTGTAAATGCTCAGAACGCTTGTGATAAGTGTTCCAACAAAGTCGAGGAACTCATCAAGCAGAGGTTTCAAGTGCTCCGTCCAAACGCTGTCAGCCACGTCCATGAGCTTGTCAAACACAGGTTTCAAGACCGTTTCCCACAGATTGAGAAATACGTTCTTTGTGGTGGTTATGCCCTCATTTATGCCGTCAAATATAGGCTGTCCCCACTCGTTCCAAAAGTCTGAAATGCTCTGCCAAGTATCGCACCACAGTGTTTTCAAGGCGTTTAACACAGGCTGTGCAACGCCGTTCCACAAGGTATCGAAGATCTCTTTTATGTTGTCAAACAGTACGCCTAGCGTGTTCCATGTCTGCGTGCCAAAATCCGCCATTAGGGGTAATCCTACAGTGAGAAAGTTTTGCAGTATAGGGAACACTGCCACATTCCAGATATCAGAAAACACCTTGTTGAAGCTGTCAAAAAGTCCTATGCCTATCTTGCCAAGCGTGCTGAAAGCGGTCTGCATAAGCGGTGTAAAATCGTTTATAAAATAAGCTTTGAGCGGCTCGGAAAGCGACTTTATATCGCTGAAAACTCCGCCGAGTATCTGAGCAAGTTCAATGCTCTCTCTTTCAAGTCCGCCCCATATATCAGCGAAAATAGGCTTAAAATTCTTATCAAGATAGTCTGCAAACTTTTCAAACTGAGTTCTTACTGATTTGAAAAAGTCAGACAGCTTTTTATCTGCCTTACCCGTATCCACCTCAACGATAGTCCCGGAAGGCTGCATTATATCCCCAGCTCCGCTGACCCCAGTGCTGTCTGACTTGCTCTCATCATTCAGCTTGTTCATCTGGTCAAAGCTTGCAAGAGAGCCTTCCTGTGCCTCTTGAGTCTGTTGTGCATTGTCGGCTATGTCGCTGTAATTATCCGCCGCCTGAGAGGTGCTTTTCACTATGCTTTGAGCCTCGTCTGCACTGTTGCTTAGTTCAAAACCGAACGCCTCTGAAAGTGCCCTCGCTGCCCCCTGTGCCAAAGCTATGAGCTGTGATAGCAGACTGTTTATCGCCTTGACAGCAGGCAAAAGAACGTTCATCAGCACAGTGCCGATAGTTGCTCCGAACTCTTTCCATTGTTCAGAAAGTATTCTTGTCTGGTTCGCCCAGCTGTCAGAAGTCTTTGCAAAGTCCCCCTGAGCAAGAGCCGTCTGTGACATAACGTAGTTGTATCTCAGTTGAACTTTTTCAGCCTGCGACATATCAGCAGTTGATTTCGTGATGCCCTTTGAAAGCGCATACGCCTGCAAGTTGGCGTCCGTCATAACGATACCGAACTGTTTGAGGGTCTCAGTTTCGCCTGTAAAAATTGATTTCAGAGCCGTGCTTGCCACGTCCTGACCGACATTATAAAATGACGCCATATCCGCCGACAGCCCTGTAAGAGCCATAGCCATATCGCTTGCACTGTCATTTGCAAGACCCATTCCTGCCGCCATTGCCATGAAGTTTGAGCCTGTCTGCTTTGCGGTAAGCTTTGAAATGCCGTAGGTCTTTACAGCCGTGTCAGCGAAGTCCTCCATTTTCTGCTTGGACTCTCCGAAAGCCGTGTCAACAACGTTCTGAACTTCCGCAAGGTCTGAGGCTGTTTCTATGGATTGCCTGCCGAAGTCCACAAGCTTCTTGACGGAGAATGCAGCTGTCAGAGCCATTGCAAGGCTTTTAAGTTTTGGCTTGATATCCCCCACCATATCGGAAAGGCTTTTCAAGCCCTTTTCAAAGCCCTCACTGTTTATGTTGGTGTCAAAATTCAAGCACCCATCAGCCATTGTCATTCACCTCCCGTCAGTTGTTTCAGAAACTCTTTGTCCTCGTTTTCAGCCCTCTGCTCTTCTGCTGAGAGCTTTCGTTTAAGGTCTATCATATTGCGGTGGTTTCTGTAAAACTCCTGCTCGTATTTTTCAAGCTTTTTGTCCTTGTTAAGCTTTTGCCGTATGCCTATAACAGACGAAAAAAGCCCCTCGCCTATCTCATTGAAATAGCCGAGAAAAGTCCACCAATGAAGATATTTTACCGTCCTCGTTTCAAAGCCTGCCGCCTTGTTCACCGCAGGAAAAATAATACTCTCGTCCTGCTCCCAGTCGATAGTTTTTGCAGGCTGAACACTCTCCTGCGGAACATCTCCACCGCCTACAAACCAATAAGCCTTGTTGACAGCCTCCTGCAAATGCTCTCGTGGGATATCCTCAGCGTAAAGGCATTTAAGACACACATAGCACTTTTCACGCTCGTCAAGTTCGGGGTCTGCAAAGGCTGAATATATCCGCAGTATGACCCGAAAATCCGAGTGTATGGCATACTCTCTGCCGTCTATTTCAAGGGCTGTTGGCAAACTGCCTATCATTTCAGTAGCTCCCTGAGCAGAGCCTTTTTGTCCTCGTCAGAAAGCTCCGCCACATTGACCGCAGGCTGAGCAATATGTTGATGAGCGATAACAGGTGCGGTGTACTTCTCCACCTTTTCTTCGAGCTTTATCTGAGCCGCAGTCTGTGCTGACTTTATCTCCTGCACCACCACAACAAGAAGCGCTTCAAGGAAGTTCACAAGCACAGGCTTGCCGTTTGAAGCCACAGAGAACACGTTCACGCTTCCAAGCGCCGCCGTACACACATCGCTTCCAAATATGTCATTGACCATTTCTCTTGCACGCTGGTCATACTCTTTGAGAAGCTGAGTTCTGTCCTCGTTCTTCTCACGTTCTGACACTTCTTCTGCGATATTGTCAGCCTTGCTCATAGCGTCCTGTATCCTAGTGATGATACCAACGTCTGACACGTTTATCCTTATCACTCTGTTCTCATCGCCATTTATAGCGTACTCTTTGTAATTGCCGCTGTTAAAATCTATTGACTGCATTGACATTTCTATCATCCTTTCTGTATTATGGCAAACAAAAAGCACTCCACTCTGAACGAAGTGCTTTCATATGTTTGTCATATAATTTATTCTTCCGTAGTCTTTGCAAACGTTGGCACGCCTGCCGCAAAGGTGACAGAGCCTTTCACTCTGTTTCCTGCAAAGGTGCAGTTGAATGGGATATTTACGCCCCCTTGCGGTCCGCCATAAGACTGCGGCTTGACTATGACATCTTCCGTCCATGCGTCATACGCACCCGTGGTCTTGTCAACGATGACCTCGAGAACACTTGTCTTGCAGGCGTCACCGGTAAGACGATTCATCATGATATCCTTGAGCTTTTCGTAAAGTGCGTCACCGGGCTTTGCATAGAATGTGTCAAGGTCGAACTCAGGCTCATAGCCGTTGTCCTCAACTGTGGTTTCATCGAGTATATTCTTCTTTGTGGAAGTGTCAGGGTTGAGTGCCACACTTGCGTCCTCAACGTCCTTGCCGAGAAGATACCAGCTTGGTGATGAGGCGACCGCTGCGAATGTAGTGTCAAGATAATGCAGAAGATGACTTCTGTTGAGCTTTCCGCTCTTGTATGAATAATCAGGCATATGTTTTCCTCCTTTTATATCTGATACTGTGCCGCTATCTGCAATTGATACTGCACAGTATCGTTTGTGTTTTCATTTGGTATTGCATATATCATTCCGTTTGCACAGGTGAGCTTTTCAAGAACGCCTGTCCTTTCCTCGTCATCTGTTATGGTAGCGAACGTGGTATCTCGGTGCTTGTCTGCATAGCTTTCAAGCCACATCTGCAATTCAAGCAGCACACCGCTGTTTGACATTCGGTCAAAGTCGTTCATAGACTGATACACCGCATAGAGAATGAAGTTGTGCTGCCTTGTCTGACCGCCCAGAATATCAGAGCTTATAAGGCTGTCGCCTGTTGAGGACAAGCCGTAATTTGTTGGCGTATCGTCGGTAAAGTCGATATGGATATCGTTGCAAACCTCCGATATTTTCGGGAACTGCTGCAAGATATCTTTCACAAGCTCGATTATGTTCATTTCGCTTTGCCTCCCATTATCGCCGCCGCTCCTCTGAGTATTTGCTGTTTCTTGTCGGCTTTCATTCGCTCAAACCAAAGCTTACCGGCAAGTGGCTCTTTAAAAGTGCTGTAAACAAGGTCTTTGTCCGTCAGCACTTTCTTTTCTCCATGTCGGGCGTAAGACGAGCCTGTAACAGAGGATACCATAAGCTTGCCGTAATACTGATAGCGTGCATAGGGCACAGTATACTGTATCTTGCCGCTGCCTATTTTTGTGCCTCTCGTGGCAGACTTTCTCAGATTAGTGCTGAGGGTAGGTGTATACTTCACCATATGCCTTATGCACTCAGCGTCAATGAACTTTTGAGCCTTATCAAAGCGATCTGAATACTTGCCTGCAAAGGACTTATCCCAAGTGATAGCCCTGCTGTCCATAGGCTGACCTATCTTCATTTCACGCTCACCTCCATATGTGGCAGACCGCCGAACATATAATCATCAATGCTCATTACCGTAACAAAGTCATACTCCGCACGGAAGATTTTCATGCTCTCAGATATGCTCTGCGGCGTTTGATTATCGAACTCAAACTCGCATTTTCCTCTCACAAGCATATCCTTTGCAGGGGTTTTCGGTGCATTATCATCATAGAAATACACCCTTGTGCTGTCTGAGGTCTGCATACCGCTTTTCACGATACTTCCCGACTTATTCTCACACCAGTAAACTTTCTCTGCATACTTCCGCACAAATCCCTCTGTCTGCTTGTCGAAAAGATACATCGTGCAATCGCTGTTTGCAAGCATTTATTTCACCCCTCTGTAAAGCAGCCCTGTTCCGCTGAGCCATTTGTACACGATATCGTGAACGGCTCTGTCAGCGTTCTGTCTGCGGATATCTGAGCTTTCATATGACTTTGACCAGCCCCCAACGCTTTCGGAAGATACCCCCTGAGTGCCGCCCTCCTGCTCTGCCTTGAAGATATTCTCTGCAAGCTCACAGCAGCACATTTTCACTTCTTCGGGGATATCGTTCTCGTCAACGTTGTCAAGGGTATATTGCTTCATAAGGCTTGTGGCTTGCATTGCATAGAAGTCAAAAGCGGCAGATATGTCAGGCTCTCTGCCACAAAGATAAACGCCTATATAATAGCTCTCGCTTGCATATGCTTTCATACTGCCGCACCTCTTTACTTCTTGAATCTTGCAAGCACTACCTTTGACTGATCTGAGATAGCCACAGTGTAATGCTTGTCAGCAGATATATCTGTGCAGCGCTTTGTGCTTCTTCTCTCTGTTTCAACGTTGGTGTCACGCTTGAGGTAGATAGTCAGAGCTGATGTTTCGTCCTCTGTTTCAGTATCAGCGTTGAGCTTGATGATAGGGCATATGTAGAAAGTGCCAGCCTTAACAGCGGCGTTCTTTACAACATAGTCACCCACCTTTGGAGTGTAGCCATCTGCACAAGGCGTTACTGAGCCGAGCTTTATCTGTGAAGCAGTTGGTGAAGCTGTGCTGTCTGCAACAACTTCCTTTGCGCCCTCTGCATCGCTGTCAACTCTCACATACTGTTCTGGAATAGACTCGTTAAGTGAAACTTTCTTTGACGGAACGATACGGCAGTTCGCTATTTTGCCTATCTCGCCTGTCATGACCACATTGCCGTCATACTTATCGGCAGAAATAAAGTTCGGGTCCTTTCTAAGCTGTGAGTTCTGATGAGGATTAATAAACATAGCCTTTTCGGTGTTCAGCTCCTCATTGAACTTGTCAACAGCGTCAACAATGCCGCTGTAAGAGATAACAGAAGCCGAGCCGTCATAGATGAGCTGAGCTTTCATAAGTGCGTCCATGCTGTCTGCGTCCACCTTAGAAGCGATAGACATTGCAAGCTGTGAAGTCGCCTGACCCGCAGGATTGCCATAGCCGCTGAGAAGCGCTTCATCAGTTATCTCCACCGCTTTCATGGCTTTCTTTACCTTAGCCTGAGTGGAGTCTGTTTCAAGCTTGACAGTTTCGGCTTCAACGCCCTCTGCAACATCAACTGCGTCGCCGATATACTTGTACTGTGGCACTGTGATAGTATCGCCAGGCACGCCAACGAGCGTTCTGTCTATCTTCGCAAAGGGAGATACAGTTATCTTAGACTCTATCTTTGCGTCGATCATATCACTCATTACCTCAGGATCGATAAGGTCGGTGATCTTTGTCTGCCCTGCGAAATACTGCATAGAAATTCTAATGCCATTTGTCATTTTCATAATATCCTATCCTTTCAACTGTTCGTATTTTTCGGGGTCTGTTCGTTTAAGTTCCAACCTCTGCATATACCCCATTTTTGCAAAGGTTTCCTTACTCACTTCACCTGCGGCAGGCGTGCCTGTGGGAGCGACCGGGTTCTTGATAGGCTCGGAGCTTTCAAAAAGATAATCGTTATCTTTCTTCACGTTCTCGATAGCCGTCTTGATATCCTCAGCCTGATTTTTGGAAGCTTTGAGAGTTTCCACATCAAGCAAAGCTTTAAGAGCCTTGACGTTTCTTGCCTTGCTTGCCGAGATAGCGTTATCAAGGGTAGCGTCAAACTCCATATCAGATATCTTCGCCTGATACTCGGTATCTTTCTTAGCAAGGTCAGCGGTGAGCTGTGCGACTTTGCCGTTAAGCTCCTTGACGTCCACACCCTCAAATTCTTTGAGAGAGTTCTGTGCGGTATCGAGGCTGTCCTTATAGTTATCACGCTCCACCTCAAGGCGGCTTTTCACCTTTTCAAACTCAGCCACAGTCTTATAATTCTCTGCCACCTGTTTTGTGATGTCCTGTTTCTTGTCCTCAGGGATAACGATACCCAGAGCGGCAAGGATCTCAAAAATGTTTTTCATATGTTTGTCCTTTCTACATAGCTTATATACCGCTCTGTCTGCGGTGTGAAAGTCTGACAGTTTAACGTCATATCAAGGACGAAATGGTATGAAAAAAGCACCCGTTAAGGTGCTTAGTTCCGATATTTGGGTATAAAAATACCGCCCGACATTAGTCAAGCGGTAAAGTTATCGTTTGAAATACTCTGTAAGTTCAACTTCTGAATCAATGTACACAGCGTCAATATAATAACTGTTGTGTACGATTATCTTCTTTCCGTTTAATGTGTATATCTGCGTTTGTGAGCCGTCAACATCTGTCAGCATATCGGACCGTTCAATGCCTGGGATATGCTTTTCCAATGCTGCACATTGCTTATCAAAAATTTCTTTGTCCGCAGCCGTGCAAATATTGTATTCATATTTTTTCATTGCTGATCATCCAATCCATACCTTTTATCTACTGATCTTCGTGTTTTTACAGCGGTCTTCAAAGTGTCTGCTACAGCTTCTTCTCTGCTCATGTTTTTTCGTGCCATTTTATCTGACACCAAGTCTTCAAAAGAAATGATAGGGTCGGTCTGGTCAAGGGTTTTACGAGCTTTTTGATTTTCCATTAACTCTCTTGCCTGAAAGCGATACTTGTTACGCAGTTCACAAGCTTGCCTTGCCTGTTCTTCAATAGACTTGCTTTTGTCGATAAGCTGAGGGATATTTTTGTTATGGTGTCTATACCACTTTCGCACGTCTATATCAGACATCTTACCTTTCATATCAATTATATCACTATAATCTTTTTGCGTCAAGTCTATCTTGGTTTTTCCCACCCCCATATTCCCCAGTCCGTCGGCGTTTACACGCTCTCTTTGCTGAGGCAGGCCCATTGCTTTTGAAAACCTTGTATACTCCTGGGAAGTGCCACGATATCGGCAGCGTGCGTTGATGATATCTTCCTCATCAGCACCTGCCTCTTCAAGAAGATGTATTTTCTGTCGCTGAGCTCTCATTGCAGTTTCAAGCTTTCTTTGCCGCTGTAAAGCTTCATACTTTGTGTACTCTTTATCACCGTACTTAACAGGCTTGTTCTCCTCTGCGTTCATCTGTGCAAGCTCCTCGTCTGTATAGGAACGCTCAGATATGCCGGGGATAAAAGGGTAATAATCGTGATAGCAATTCGCTCCGCACAGACCTGTCACAGTACCAAGACCGCAGATAGTTTCAAGTTCTTTTTTGCTGTAGACCTTGCCCTGCCATTCTTGGTGAGAGGGTCTTGCTCCGCTGTGCCAAGTGACTTCAAAATAGTCTGTGCCAAGCTCTTTGGCGTTGTCCTCATTCATTTTTGCGGTTAGCTGTGAAAGCCCTGTCATCACCGAACGCCTTGCGGCTACGTCTGCCCTGTTGCTCCAGCCTGTGGCATAGTCCACAGTACGCAGACCTGAGTTCGTCATATCCGAAATGACTTTCTTTATGACCGTGTTATAATCGAACGCTCCGCTTGCTATGCCCATTATGGCGTTGTCAAGGCTCTGCTGATAGAAGTCAGCCGCCTGCGTGAATTTAAGCTTGCCGTCAGGCTGTTTTACTGCAAATCCGAGTGACTGAGATATGTTTTTAAGCTCCCCCGAAGTCTGCTCCGATACAGCCGACAGCAGCCTTTGCAGGCCCTCATTTTCTTCAAGGGGTATCCGTGCCTTGCCTTTGGTCTTGTATATACTATCGTCCCATTCATAGCCTTTTTGCAGGATATCATTGTACAGCTCTTTTATCTCAGCTTTGGAGAGGTCAAGGTTATCGGCAATGGCTTTCTTTATCTCACGCTTGCTCATTCCAAGTTCGTGAAGCCTGTATATCTGCCAATCCGCTGAACGTGTTATCTCGCCGTTTATCTTTATCCTGCGGACGATGTCCTCCATTATCTGCATTTCAAGGTCACGCAGGGGCTTGTCAAGCGCCATTGAAACTCGCTCTATCTCGCTTGCTTTGAGCATTATTCTATCACCTCTGCGGTGCTGTCGGAGGTCATTTTCTTAGCCGTTTTCTCGTCCTCACCATACCATTTCATTCGGTATTCCCACAATGGCATAATGCCCATAGAAACGTCCTGACGATCGCTTGCACGCTTTGTTTCATCATCTGCAAGGATACTGTCCTCGAAGTTCACAGACAGCTCATAACCGCTTTGAGTAAGCCCATTATAAAACGCCAGCGAATAGCAGAGGTCTTCAAGGCAGACACGGAGATTATTCTGTATCGCCGTGACAGTATCGAACTTTCTCTGCTTTGAGGACTTTATCTCCGTTGCCGTCTTATCAACTGTCTGAGGGTTTGAGATATCCCCATAGGACAGCCCCACAGCAAACTCTATTTCACGCTTGTATTCTTCAAGTCCTGCGATAAAATCAGCCTGTCTTAACTGCGGTGAGAACTCGTGATAAAAGTCACCGCTCGTGCCAGCCGACACGTTTACCCCTCTGAAAAGCCGTTCATTGAGCTTTGGCATTTCTGCACGTTTCTTACCTGTGAACGGGTCTGTAACAGGTCTTAGCACAGCCTCGTCAACGTCTATGGCACGCTCTCCTGATTCAAACTCCCAATCGAGCCTGCCAAACTGGATATCAGCTTTTCTTATGACTTCTTCCGCCCCTGCGAACACCGATACGCCAGAATGTGAACCATCAACTGTATTGTCGATAGGGTTGACATAATAGCCAAAAGAGGGTCGCAGCATAAGGGGATAGGCTATCTTAGGGATAAGCTCCGCCCACTCTGAAACAGCCGTGAGAGGTATCTCAGCACCAAGAGACACGCCGTCATTGGAGCGAAAAGCCCTGTTTGTGATAGTCAGCCCTTTTTCATAGTCCAGAGCGTGATATTCAAGCCTTATGCGGTAATCATTATCGCCCATGCGTTTTATCTCAGGGAAAATGACCTTTATAAGCCTGCCGTTCACGTCATACTCCACAGGAATAAATTGCGACTGCGGAACATACTGCACCTTATCAGCACCCAACGGCTTTATTATCATTGCTCCTGTTGCAAGACCTCTTTGCAGATTTTTGTTGAGGTTTTCAAGAGCGTTTTTCATTATGGCATCAAGCTTATCGTTGGAAACTTTCAGGGCCATTTCATTGATAGCCGTGTTTGCAAACTCCCTCACAACAGCGTGTTCAAGCCGCAGAGAGTGAACTCCCTTGGGTGCTGCATTACCTGCATACATTCTGTCCCACTTGTCGATAGCTCTTATCATACTGTCCGTCACGGCGATATCAATGCCGTAAACGCCCTTTATATCTGACTTTGAAAGCATTCTGCTTATCCACTCCCTTATTTTTGAAATAATGCCCATAGCTTACTGACCCCGCCTTTTCCATACTCTTTCCATTGCATACCGAACGGCGTCGATAACGTGGTCATTGCCGTCAGGATAGCCGCTTATAACATTGCCCTCTTTATCCCTGTCATACTCGCAGTTGATGAACTCCTCGCAAGCCACAGGACAACGCTTGTTATCTATAACGATACTTCGCAGAGATTGCAGCCACTTATATGAATACTCCCTGCTGTTAGGGCCTTTCTCTGCGCCTCTCGCAAGCAAGCCGTATGCTCTGTAATCCTCAACAGACTTATTCTCTGCACTGTCGCAGGTGATAAGGTCATTTGCCGTGATACCAAGCTCCAGCAAATGCTTTGCGGTATCAACATTCTTTGTTTTGTTGCAGGTGTACTCCTGCCATATGAACAGCGTGTGCTGAGCAGGAGCGTAATGCACTCTGACAAAAGCGTAAAGGTCGGGATACCAGCCCCAGTCAACGCCGTTATAGATGTTATCGAACTGTGCTATCTCGTCGTCGGTTATCTCTCTTATGAGGACGTTGTCGAAGACATTGCCACCTGTGCCGTTTGCAACGCCCATATACTCGTTCTCATAGGCAGTGGGATTGGTTTCTTTGAGAAATTCGGCGTCATCAAGAAAAGGCTTGCCAAGCCACTTTTTCGGCACAGTAAGATAAGTGCTTTCGGTAACGAGTCTGTCCGTTCTCGGCACTTTGATGTACTTATTCGCCCAGTTCTGAGCCGACTTCGGAGGGTTGAAAGACTTGAACTTATATGCTCTCTCGCCGCCTCTTATAACAGACTGTTCTATCGTTCGCACAGCTTCTTCACCGCCGAACTGGTCAAGCTCCTCAAACCACACGATGCCGATATAGCCAAAAGGCGGCTTGATAGACTTTATCTTGTGCGGGTCATCGGCACCACGAAAGTATATTTTCTGCCCTGTTGAAATGCGTGTGATCTCAAGGGGCGACTTTGTGCAGGCAAACTCATCATCAAGACCAAGTGCAGATATTGCCCAGAGTATCTGAGAATAAACGCTGTCTTTAAGAGTATTCGCCACAGCACGCAGGACGCAGGCGTGCATATTCTCGTTCTTCATCAGCAGGTCGATAACGTTCAGACCGCAGAATGAAGATTTAGTCGAGCCACGTCCGCCAGGGAAAACATACTCAGAATGTTCCTGCTCTGCAATATCGAACAGGACAGGCGAGAACGTAGGAGCGACAAGGCTCGCAGGGATACCGCTGTACGCCTTATCAGGCATAGAAACAGGCTCAAGCTTTTGTTTTTCAAGCCTGAGCCTTGCGTTATCGTATTTTATCTTATGTTTGAGCATATCGTCATCACGGATAATGTCACGCAGCTCTTTCACCGCCGCAACGTCCCCTTGCTTAGCCCTTGCCATAAGAGCCGCATTCACAAGAAGCATATTGTTTATGAAGTCGGGGTCAAGGCTGTTAAGGTCAATGCCCTGCTCCACTAGAAACTCATAGTCTGCTCTGGTATTGGCAGGCTGTTCAAGCAGGAAGTCCATTACCTGCTTCATAGTCTTTTTACGCCTGCGGACTTCGCCTGATTTTTTACCGCCTTTCGAGCCGTTTTTTCGAGCTTCACTCGAGCTTGGAACTATTAAATTCTGTTCATTCGGCATTCACCTCACCTCGGTTTTTTTGTTCTTTAGGGTATGAAAAAAGCCCCGACAAGCGGAGCTTTGAACACTCAATATTATTAATTTTATTGGTTATATTTCGATCTATCCAAAACAACTTTTAAATCGCCAAAAATAACCGTGGTTCCGTTATTATATATTTTTGCATATAGCATTTGTATCTCTTCTATACAAACCCT